GATTGATTTCGACATCAAGGGCGTCAATATCATCTTCAAGTGCCGACCAACTTGTTTGGTCGATAGCCTGAACATAATTCTCACTAAGAGTTGGGGTAGGGCTGAGGTCTGCTAAATCTAAAGAACCTACCGTGTCATAGGGAACTGAAATCGTATAAGTTCTGCCCCCAGGAAATGATTCCTCAACAGTATAGGTAAAAGGGTTTGGAACAACATCAGGGTCATTTGTTGCGGGTAAAGTAACGCTAAACGCACCTGAACTTAGGGCTACAACTATGCTTGAAGGCGCAACCATTTGGTCGTCTGTACCATTACGAAGAACATCTCCAAGAGTAAATCGAACCTGACCCTTGATTGGGTTTCCTTCATAATCGACATAATTGCCCGTAATGCTTACGGTACTAAGACTTGGTGCGAGCGCCATTTAGCACCCCACAAGGAAAAACAAGTCGAATTTAGAGGCAACTAAATTTTCAGCCGTTTGTTTATGCGTCAAAGCATTTCCAACCGCAGTTTCTAAATCATCTGTATAAGTCTCAGCGTCATTTGTCGTTACTTCTAACTCTGTCAAAAGAGTGTTGTAAGTATTGTAATTGGCTATGGGTACATACGGTTCGGTTGCCATTTATACTCCCATCAACATAAACTGATTTGAATTATAGTTCGCTAGTGCGCTCGCCGCTTTATCGGCATCTGAGGCATAAGTGCTTGCCGTGGTTGCTTCATCATCGGCATCTACAACAATGACGCGGATATTTTCAGCATTATTGTAACGAGTCAATAGAGCCTGATATGCGTCTACTGATACATAAGATGCCGCTTCGACGGCACCTAGGGCTGGCAGTAAGTCAGCAAGATTCTGAGTCGTTCCAGCAACAGATAATGGAAGGGCAATTTCTATTGTGCGTCCGCCCGTAAAGTTTTCTTCAATCGTATAAATAAAAGGTTGTGGTGTTACATCTGTATCGCTTGTGACAGGTAGAACAACAGAAAATGACCCAGTAGCATCAAAAGTTTTTTGAATTACAACAGGGATAATAATTACATTCTGTGTAACTTCCTTGAGGATTGTCTGAGGCGTAAAGTTGATAGAACCACGAACGGGGTTTCCGCTCAAATCAACATAAGTCCCAACAACCGTACAAGTCGAAAGTGTTGTTGGTAAAGCCATTTATCAGGTTCCTTGGCGGATGATGTTTACAGTTTGTGTGCTTGAAGCGACGACTCCATAAAGTTTTTCGTCATCTTGGAGTTCAATCGAAAAACTGGTTCCTCCAGCAAGGGCGAATCCATAGTCTGTGGTTGTAACACCTTCGCCACCAAGATAAACCGTGGTGCTTGCCGATGGGTTCTGAACATTGATGGTTTGACCGTCTTTGCCATCATAGTCAGAGGTAAGTTTGGTAGCCGTTGTACCAACTGAAATTCTTGCGTGTGATACTGCCATATAAACTCCTAAGAAAGAAAAGGGCGACTCATTTTACCGAATCGCCCTTCGCACTATTCAGCGACTTCTTTTGCTTTCTTCTTAGCCTTTGGTTTTGGTTCCTCGGCTACTGGCTCCTCGATTGGAGCGCTATCTTCAATCAATTTGATGTATCGGTTATTAGCCAAAGCCTTAGCATGGCGCCAACCTTTTACTTCTACGATGTCTCCAGCCACAAGTTTGCGACCATCAACAATCATTGATTTTAGAATTTGTGCTTTCATGTTACGCAGTTGTGTCAATCCAGCAGTATGAAAATGTTGCCGCCGCTTGGTTGATTGAACCTGCGGTTGGGTTGTAAAGATAAACGGTGACTGTATCTGCCGCTGTTACTGCCGCGCCACAGAAAATCAAGTCATCGTTGAGTGTTGATGGTGGGTTCACGATAATGATGTCGGTTGTAGCCGCACCAGTTAGTGTGAAGGTTGTTCCACCACGGGTTGTTGCGTTGATTGAAGCAGGGTCGATTTCTACTGTTCCGAACTCGATACCGTAAACCATATCGTTTGTTCCAACTTGTAATGCTCCGACTGCTACTTCGCCCTTGGAAAGTCTATTTACATTTGGCATTGATTTCTCCTAAATAAAGGAAGGGAGTGAGACCTTCAAAAGTCTCACCCCCTTCTTTGTTTGAACTAAGCGACGATGCTGGTCCAGAAGTAGCCGAGGTCTGAAGAGATAACTTTGTTATCGAAAGCCATTTCTGCTTCAACACGGTCTGACTTGATGGATTCCATACGGAACTGTGAAGTTCCGATTGTTGCGCCGAGTCCGCCTGATACGCCAGTCCATGAGAATGTGTATCCAGCGGAAGGGGTTAGTAGCCCAGGCTGAGGAGCAACATGGCAAAGAAGAGCCTTCTTACCATGAGCGAATCCGTATGCTTCGGATGCGCCTTCTGCGTTTGTTGCCTTGACTGCCTTCGCAACCATAACGCGAGGAATGTCGAACATTGCGCCCAACATATCGGTTGTGATTGTCTGTGAAGATGTGTACTTGATGCGGTCTACAAGGTCAGGGTGATTCTTGAGTGACTTGAATACATCGTATCCAAGAACAAGAGTGTTCGCTTCCATTCCTGTATTAGCAAGGATTTCTGCCTTACCTGCTTCAATGTCAGAGATTGGGTCAGATGAAGTGTAATCACTCCATTGCTTTGTCTGTCCTGAAGATGGCGCTCCGCTTACGCCTGTGATGTCGTCAGCCCATACGCCAGTTCCAAAGAAGTCAGAGACCCATTGAAGTTCACGGCGAAGAAGCAAACGGCGTGTAACGAACTCTGTTGCCTCACGAAGAGGATTCAAAGGAGCGTCAGCGTTAGCAACGGTTTGGTCATCAACATCTTTGTGGAACGCCCATACATCGCATGAGTATGTTCCAGTTGAGAGGTTGTAACCGCCACCAGCAGATTCAGTTCCAGGCGCACGGCGTTGAGCCTCATCGCGGAACCAATCGTTCTTGGTGTAAGTGAAGTATTTATCGCTCTTCTTATCGACAGGGATTACTGGGAATACCTTGTCAGCGATAAAGTTATCTTGGTTCTGTAAGTAAGCAACCGAGATATTTGTAAGAATCGCGTCCACATGGACGGAGTTGATATTTGGCTGTGGCATTTTTAGTTAGCCCCCTAGTTCGCTCTTGTTGGGTTAGAGCAGTTCACGACAGCGGTGATGACTTCATCAGCCGCTCCTGCCGCTGTAATTGCCTGACCTACAACATATTGAGTGGTATCGGTAGTAGCAATCTTGTCTGCCTTACCTGCTGAAGTAACACTAAGAAACGCTGGAAGAGAAATTGCTTCTCCCGCAACGAGTTTAGTTCCACCTGAAACAAGAACTTCTGCTTCTTGTCCTGAAGTTGGAGCATTTTGTAGAACGCCAACTGGAACATCGGTGATTGCCGCGATTGCGATTGCTTCACCTGATGAATTCAGTTTGACGAATTGATACTGCTTACTGGAAAGGTCGGCACCTGCGACGAGGGTGACCTTTACCGAGTAATTAGAGATTTCGTATGCCATGTTTTAGGCACCTTTCTCGGAGAGGTATTGGCTGTAAAGGTCAGGGTTTTTTGTAGCAATATCAGCCATTGCTTGCGCGAATGACTTTGCTACACCCTCATCAACAGCGGATTTTGCCATCGAGGTCATACGCTCGTAAGCATTTCCTTTATTGATGTCCGCGGACTTGCCGATTTCCGCAAAAATTGATGCTGATTCAGCCTGAGCATTTACTGAAGAAAGAATCTCTTCAACACTCTTTGCTAATTCTGAATCTGTTTCAGACAAGCGACGAAGCGCTGGTCCAACTTTGTCAGCATTGAGATTGAGATTAGCCCAACCCTTTGCTTTTTCAACTGCTTGTGCGTCAGCACGGGCTTCGCGTTCTGCGCGAAGTTCAGCGGTTGCTGTTTCTGCTTGCTTACGCAAGTCCTCAATCATTTTGACAACTGGAGCAGGAGCGGACTTCATGTAGTCCTCTTCTTCCTTCTTTGGTGCCATAGAGTCTTGACCCATCGCCATTTCAACTTCCATTTCAGGCTTTTGTTCCTTTTCGGCGAGTTTGGCTTCGAGTTCTGCGATACGGGCTTTAGCCGCCGCTAGTTCTTCCTCTACGGTTTTTTCAACCTGCTCTTCAGGTGCCGTGGTAGTTGTTTCCTCCATATTGGAGTCCTCCTCGGTCAGCGATTTGTCGAGAACCCTCTGAACTTCAGATTCGGATGCTGATTTCATAACGAGCCAGCCTTCATGTAGATGAGCGGGATGGTCTACACCGCTTGTCTCTTCAATGGATAAGTTCACCATTTTACGAGTACGGGGTTTTGCCAAAGTTTGCTCCTAACAACTAGAGGCAGTTTTTTAGCGTCGGGCTAATAAAACTAACCTCGGGTCTTGACGAATGAAGAATACCATAAGTGTAATTCGAGCCTTTTATTGATTAGCCATAACCCTTGTCTTGGCTAAGGCTTCAATGAGATTGGGTGAGACCCACATTGAAAAAGGATTCTCATTAGCCCAAAAACGAGCCAATCTAAAGTGAAAATCGTTGCCATCAATCTTTGACCAAACAAAAAAGGCTTGGGAGTCATGAGGTAAGTCTACTTGGATTCCAGCATACCCAGGCGGGGTTGTAACTTTTTCGGCTCGAAGATTCATTGATTTGAGGACATCAAGAGTGTCATCAATTATCGACTTCATTATTAGCCTTTTTTCTTCTTTGGGTAATCCATTGTATCCATGTACTTTGGGTCATCGTAATCTAAATCTTCAAACTCACCCTCAGAATCATCATTGTAAGGAACAAAATTAGGTTTTAGATTTTTTGGTTCTGAATCATTTTCGCCTTCAGAGTCATCACCTTTACGCCAATCGCCATGACTTGATTGGTCATGGTCGCCGTGCTTCTCAAGAACTACTTTTTTTTTAGCGTGGACATTTTATGTCCAACCTTTGTATCGGTTGGCTTACCGTCACGATACAAAGCAATTAGTACCGCAGGGTCATCCTCAGTACCTTGAATGTTGAATGATGAATCAGGAACATTGATACGACCTGAGCGTTCGATTCTGAGAACTTTGCCCTCAGCATTTCCACCCGAAGCACTCCAAGAAACTTTGTCCCCGACAGAAATAGATTTGTTGAATTCCTCTAATTTTTGTTCTATTGATTTATTGATTGTATTACCCATACGACGCATAGCCTCTTGAACCATTGACTTTGCGTAACCGCTCAAACCTTTGAAGCCAAATTTGCGGACATCTTCTTCAATCATCTTGAATTCATCTTCGTCCATACCTGCTAGTGGACCCTTGCGGAGTTCCCCTAACATTCTGAGGTCTTTTTTCATACAGTTTCGTCCTTTTTGGGCTTCTTTTTCTGCGGGTTCATAATTGTATCAATATGTACATCTGACACCGTTGGGTCGTTCTTTTCTAAATCAATATCGACAAATAAACGCTCGGCTTTTCCACCGATTGAATACCCACGAATCTTTCCTTCTTGAACCATTTCCCATGCCCAAGGTTCCCAAATGACACCTAAGAAAACTGTGTTTGGTGGATATGTATGTTCAAACTCTTCACCTTCAGGAGTTTTGATTGGAACTGTAAGTGAATATGGAAACGCCATAACTTCGACCCATTCACCCGCAACTACTTCTCGGTTATGTTGTAAACGGATACGACGGTCATTGCTTCGAACATAATCCCAAACTGCTCTTTGTAATTCATCGGAATCCGTCCACTCTCCATGAGCATCTTCCATATCAGGGATATACATTGCTCCAAGGGTGTAACGCTTTTCCCCTTCGGCTTTCTGTAAATCAAACTTGCCTAAAGCCTTTGTTGCTTCCTCGGTAAAGGCTTGAGGGAAAATCTGACGAGCAACTTCTTCAGATATTTCTTGGAAATCACCTTCGCCTTGTGTTAGATAACGAACAACATCGGCATCAGGATTATTGACCCAAGAACTACTGCGTGAATCCCATCTGTCCTCGACCATCTCTGTGTCGCCAACTTCAAAGCGATAAATGTTTACCGCCTCGTTATTAGCCCCTAGTTTTGCGAAATACCGCATACGGCTATACCTCCTCTCGTTATTGTCCACATAATATCAACCCCAGTTGATTTAGTCAATCCAGCCTGTTGAGCCGTCTCGAAGGTTTGAACTACAAGGGTTCCAAGGGTCAAAAGTTTGCCCATGTTGGCAGGGCGTGGAATTGCCTTAGCCTTTTCAACCATTCTGTCCCATAGAACTCGGCGCTCGGCGTTATCTGTTGATTTACGGTAGGTCTCATAATCATCATGTAAATCAACCTCTTTGATTCTGTGAGAGGTCGGAGTATGTAGTTGTAATTCAACCTTCACGCCATCTTTACTAAGTTTGATATTGGTACCGTCATAAGGGTCACCTGCTTGCCAAAAGTTCTTGACTGATTCAACTTTCCAACCTGTTTTCTCAAGCGCATCAACAGTTTTTTCTACGCCATCTGCGTATTCAGCATCATCAACATTGAGTGTGTATCGAACAGCGTCAGAGATTGCGCTCGCCGCTTTCTCTCTATCTCCGCCATAGTCTTTTTCAGCATCGGCATCAATCTTACGAGCAAGTGAATCTGTGGACTTCAATCTTTGTTCAAGAGAACTAACACCATCGATTTCAGGGAAATCGGCACCAATAGTTTTAGCAATACCTTCCATCAAAGAAGTAATCGCGGGTTCGACTGCCTCTGCGTCTCTTCTTAGTCGCTCTGCTTGTTTGACGGCATCGGGACTTCTTTCGGATGTTGGTTTGACATCATCTGCCATACGGGGGCGAGATGAACTACCAGCCTCTCCGCCACTATTTCCAGTAGCCCACGCTCCGTGGGAGGATTGGTCATGGTCTCCATGTTTCTCAACTCGATTCTCATATCGCTCAACCATTGATTCAGCCCATGCGAATCCAGCATCTCCACCCCAAGCATCCCACGCAACTCGACCAGCGCTAGGGAATCCTTTTTCTCCGCGATTGAATCCAACCGCTTTATCATCAACTGCGTGTCGAGAGAAAAATGATTTCATTCGCTTGAGTGTTTCGATACTGATATTTTCACCACGGGCTAATTGACCCGCTCTTGTTCTACCAACTGAAGTGAATCCACTTCCAGCAAGACCGTTATCAATCCATTCAATCGCTCGTTGCGCCGCGGCGCGTACTGCTTTTGGTGGGCTATAAGTATCTTCGGCTTTGAACGCATGAATCTGACGAAGCCGTGATTCGGCTTCTTCTTTGGAATCGTAACTTCCAAAACTTCTAGTTCCCTCTTCGTTGTAAACAACCCACTTTCCATCCTCTTCTTGGATTCGCTTTTCAACGGGTTCTACTCGCATCTGATAGCCATTGACAGTTAGAAAGGTTTTGATATTGCCAGCGGTATCGCCTGTCGCTTTTATGACCTCAAGAACGGTTTCTGCTGGCAATCCGCCAAGGTTGGTTAGGTCTACATTGTCGATTGAATCAATCAGAATTTCGTACTTATCCCAATCATCTTGAGGGCGCTCCATCTTGCGACGAGCCATCTCATTCAGAATTGTGTGGTGAACCTCAATCTCAGCGGGTGTTGGGCTTGTAGATTTGTGGACGCTCTGATGAAGCGCAAGGAGTTTCTCAGCGCTTAGATGAAGTAGTTTAGGAGCAATATCCGCCATGTTCTAAGGATAGCGGATGTTATTCTGACTGCGGTTTATTTCCTTGAAGGATGGTTTGTATTTCATCCATAATCTTTGATTCATCTTCATCGCTCGCGCCAGTATTCGAGGTAAAAGTAACGCCTTCTTCCCACCTAGCGTAAGCCTCCTGAATGGCTTTTATCTTCTCTCGTCTACTTGTCATAATCTAATTATACCCCAGTTTATTTGTTTCCGCCACTAGGCGCTGGTTTCTCACGGGCTGTTCCATCATAAATCATTCCGTCACCATCGTGGTCGATAGGACCGTCAAGAAGTTTCTGTCCTTCGGCGGTCAAGGTTTTGACATACTTCATTTTCAATCCATACATCAAAGTTTTTCCAGCCCACTCAGTAGCCCCAGGCTTGTATCCGATATTCGCAAAGTCGGCAGGAAGTGGAAAGTTATCGCTCTTCATATCTTTGAAAGAATCCCATGCTGGAAATTTATCTCCGCTTTCATCTTCAAAATCAGGTTGATAACCGTTTGTCGCCCTACTCATCAAAGCATCAAATTCAGCGCGAGCGGGTGAACCTCTTTCAAATCCATCTGTATATTCGACATTCATGCGTAAAGCATCAAAGTTTTCATCGAGTTTGTCGGGTCGGAAATCGTAACCTGCTCTAGCCCAATGGCGAGCGCCATCCCAAGCCGTTCCAACCTCAATATAACCAAAACCTTTTGCGGTGTACCAAGCCTCTGATTGTTTGATAAATTCTTTACCAAAACCTGTACCTCTTGCTCCATCTTCTAAAGCGAGAAGAGCGTGTTCCACATTCCATGTATCGCCTTCTTTGAAGAATCTACGACTAACCTCCCCCATACGATTGTTGTCCTCATCATAAACAGCCGCACTTACCATAATGTCATTGCCGTCTCGATAAACTTCTTCAACGGTGCTTCGCAAAGTTACTTCATCACCGTACTCATTTTTTCCAGTATGTTCTACTGCGAATACTTCATCGAAGAATGGTTGAAGTTCAGCGGGGTCTTGAGTGTCACCATCGCTTGCTTGAAGATATTCGTCCAATGTATCACTATTAGATTCAACATAATCGGCAACCATTTCTCTTTGAACATCTTCATAAATAGTTGCTTTTTCTTGCTCTGTGTATTCATGATTTGGAAATTCTTCTTGGAGTTTGGCAAGGCGTTCCGCTACTTTTTCATCAATATCTTGCGTTGCGTCAGCATATAAATCAGAATCGTTTTCTACAACTAAAGTTTTATCTTCATCAGTATATTCTTTTTTATCTTTGATGACATTATCTAAATCATCAAGGCTTGGACCAACCCCGTCCATGCGTTCAATTAGTTTGCGCTCGCTATCTGTGAATCCACGCGCCCAGTTGCCATGCTCTGATTGGTCATGCTCCCCGTGTTTGAATACGGGTTTCAACCCATAGTCAAAATAGATTACTTCGAATCTGTTTTTCCTTGTGCGAGTTTCGCCCAAATCTCTTTGGCGTATGCGTCTATCTGTTCGTCTGTCATGTTTGACAAATCGGGTAGTTCGACTGCCTCGAGTTTTTTCGATGCCACCTGTTCCTCCTGTCTGTACTTCTTTGAAGTTTGCTACATCCCAAATGGAAATTTGGTCGCGTTCACGACCTCTTGAAGTAGCCTCTCCCTCATCCATGATGTTTTCTGATACATCAAGGTAGACCTGTCCATCCTCGGTATTGTGCCATAAACCGAGGTAGTTTTTCCCTGTTGCTAGGTCAGCCTTATGCTGTTTCATGTATGAAGAAAGAATCTCTGCGCCCTTAGTTTCATCGAAGAAGTCATCCGCCTTCACGATTGCGGCGTACTTCTTACCCTTAGCGACCATAAAGCCCTTTGTAGGCTCTGAGCCATCCTTGAGATTGACTGAGAGACCGCCATTCTCTTTGACCCGTCCTAGGACTGAGCGAACTACTTCAGGCTCTACTTGAATACCATGCGCCCATGAGCCATGGCTTGACTGGTCATGTTCGCCATGCTTTTTTACATCGTCGGCTCTTGTTATCTCAATGCCATCTAGGGTGTCAGTTAGGAATCTGCTCATTTATCTAGCCTTTGAAATACAGCAATAATCATAGAATTATTTGTATCCTCGTTTACTCTTTTATAGCCCATAAATTTTAGTGAAGTTCCTCTAGGTAATAAAACTTCTTTTTCACTATTGGCTGTACTGACATTAGTAAATTTATCGGGAACGGCGTTTTTCAAATAATCGACAGCAATGCCTTTTCCGCTTTTTGATTCACTTGGCAAAATTATTGCTGGCTTATCATCCGTTTCTCTAATAAGTGAAAGATTTTGTAATACATCATTTCCTGCCTCGCTAGTTATATCTACTCGGGTTGTAGAAAGGAATCCTCTATCGGTTAGGACATCTCCTTCCTCAAGAGTTGATAAGACATTCGCAGAAAATACACGATAAAGATTTTTGTCTCCAAACATTTCAGGAGCGTCATCAATAAGTTTGTCCATGTCGCTAATAATCTCTGCGACTCTCTCATCCGCCACTCTGTCACCTTTAGGACCGTATCGCAAGTTATTATTTATATCTGCGAAACCATCTCCCGTATAAAAATCAAGCGCTCTTACGCCTTCAATAGAAACACCTGTTGGTTCACCAGTTTTCGTATCAAATCCATATCTTTCAAAATACTTATCTTGAGCATCAGCGCCATCAGTATTTTCATCAAAGTTTCCAGTAGCCCAAGAGCCATGGGTAGATTGGTCATGGTCGCCGTGTTTGATTACGGGTTTGAATCCGATAGGAAGCGCGATGGTGATACTCATGAGCGCCTCTCGGGTGGAATGATTACCATGGTACAGCGACAATGTGGATGTACTCTGCCTGGGGTTTCATCACCGTTTGAAAATGATTCATTCCAACCAACAATCTCGCCATCAAGTTCTACACAATCAGGGCAGGTGCGTTCATCTTGAGCAATGACCCACATCTTTTGAGCCTCGGCATCAACATAACCTTGTTCCGCCGCTTGCTTCCATCCTTCGTAGCGTCCCTCATTTTGAGCAATCTGAATCTCTGTGCGAGCAATCATGGTCGCTCTTTTACTCTTGAGAGAATCTGAATACCGCGATGCTCGTTCCATAGCGCGAGCGCGAGCAGTTTCTTCTTTCAATCCTGAGCGCACTAGGCGAGCAAACTCTTTTTTCTCAAAGTTTGTAACTGCTTTAGCCCATTGAGGATGAAGTCCAACTACATTCTTGATTCTACGGGCTGTGGCTCGATAATCTAATTGGTCATTGAAGGCTTCAATAATTGTTTGGCGAATTGCGTTACGAGTCATTTCGTCAATCGCTGTTACTAACTCTCCAGCGCGTTGAGAAGCAAAAGCCAAAGAATTTGGATTTGTTTTATTGAATGACATCGTGAATTCAATCTTCGGAGGTTTAGGTTGCGCCCACATTGGAATTTGAGTGAATGTCATATTAGCCATTGGCTTCTTGTTTGTTATCTGTACTTTAGTTGGCAAGAAGGCTGGCAAGGCTAATTTAGGAGCGATGCTTTGAATCTGTTTGACTGCTTCACTTCCACCAATATCAATAGCAGATAAAAGCGCCTGTTCAATCTTTTTTTGGTTCGCAATCGTAATTGTGTTGAGAAGTCGATTCAAAGTTTCAGGGTCTATACGCCGAACTAAACGCTCTAAATCTTTTATACTGATTTTGTCTGTTGCTCGCTGAATGGCGTCAAATAGCGTTCTTGCTAAAAGTTGTTCTTCAGGAGTTAGAGGAACACGGCGAGGTCGCTCCGCTTTCGCAAAGTGAATCATCTCTAACCAACTTCAGGAGTTTTCGGAGTCAATTCCTCGGGTGTCGGTGGAGCAACTGGCAATTCTTCTTCACCTGTTGTCGCTGGTTCGGCTGGAGGCATTGCGCCTTCAGGCATTGGTGGCATACCAAAATTTTGTCCATCATGTTCAGCAGGTGGCAGACCAGCAAGGTCGCGCAGATACTCTTCCAACTTAGGGTCAGGAACAATCGCGCCAGTTTGTACTAAGCCTCCGACAAATCCAGCAATCTCGTTCAAATCGACATGACTTACTTCACCATAGGTCAGATAAGGAGCGCGAGAAATATCCATGCCATTGAGTTTGAGTAGGCGTGGGATAGCGTGTTGATTCATTACCTCAGCGATATTTTTAGCGATTGAATCAACTGCCATAGACCATAAATCCATCTTGGAAGTTCCAAGCGCATAAGAGCCAACGCGGTCAGAGCCGAGAAGAATAAAGTCAGAAAGAATCGACATAGCAATTCTTTGGTCATAACGCTGGATGATTTTGTCTGTATCAAACTGGCGAGAACCACCTGAAGATAAAAGAACTAAATCAAAAACTTTGTGTCCTTGGTCGTCATACATTGATGGCATGACGATGCCTTCTTGTTCATTACGCTTGATTGAAGTAACAATATCTTTCATGGTGCTAAGAACTGAAGCCTGTTCAGCCGTCGCGTTAGATGATAAAAACTCAGGTGGAACATAAGCGACTGGTAAACCTGCTAAGTCGCGCTCAATTCCGATGGCTTCGATTTCCTCAATACGGCGCTTGAAATACCAAGAGCGATATGCGTTACGAAGGATTGAACGACCTTCAGGGTTATTCTTTTGACTTGATGTACGGAATAGAAGTGCCTTCTCGATTGGAATGTGGTGAATACCGCCCGAAGATGGGTCTACCTGAATCATTCCTTGGATTCCGCCATCTTCATCCATCATCCAGCGGAATAAAGTCTCTTGAGCGCGGATTGGCATTTTGCGCCATCCAATTCGACCATCATTGAATTTTGATTTATGGCGTGGGTCTTTATTATCACCATTGCGAACTTTGTAAACAATTTCATGGTATGAATAACCAAAGACAAGCATTGAGAGCATCTGAGAAATAGTTGAATCCCAAGATTCGCTCATATCGTTCAAACAAGATTCAACGAACGCCGCGACTTCTTTATCTTCAGGAGTGATGTCTCCATCGTGTGAATTATCTGAATATGGGTCAATTCGCCATTCAAGACGGGTAATAACTTTTTCGATTGCGAATAGCATCGAGCCGATGGTGGGGTCATTATCCGCCATCTCTCGGTAAATTTTGGCACCGCGTTGTCCGCGGAGATTGGTGAGAAATTCTTCGTAAACGGTACCGCCCGAGCGACGCAGACCAGTAGAGCCGAACTCCGACAAATCAGGCGTTATATTTTCAGCCATCTAACCCTCTACTCTTTGGTTGCTAATCCTACGACGATTGCTATTGCCTGTTCTTGATTGAACCCCGCTTTTACCAACTCCGAAAATAATTCGTGGGTCTGAATAGCAAAAGCCCCGAGAACAGACACGACTCCCTCACGATTGGGCGAAAGGTTGTCATACACCTCACGATTATAGCGTTAGGTGAATTTTGCCTTTATTCTCCGTCTAAAACCAATTCAAAAGAATTGACTCGTTTAGTTGTAATTCCAAGAGCAGATTCTAAAGCCAAGTCTCTATCTCCAACTTGAGCGAAAAGGCGATTCTCTAACTCTCCGCCAATCGCATCGTAGCGACGGAAAAAAATGTTGTATGGCAAAGCATCTTGCTGGATGTTTAGTTCAATTTCGACATACTCTTTCGGAGCAATCTCTTTTGAAACAAACGGCTTACCGCTGGAATCAACGACAACTTTTGAGCCAACTAATTCTTTTGTGAAGAAATCAGTCCAAGCCATTTTCAACTCCTTTCGAGAGTTTTTCAACCCCAATAATACCCTATAAGGGTTAGAAAGGAAACGCTTCAGGAACCTCGGGTTCCTTCTTCCAAGTCGGAGCGCTCCATGGGTCTATCTCCATATCGCCCTCAGCATTACGGCGGACATCGACCACATTGACTATATGGCGTTTCAAATCAACGCCCACATTGAAAGCGGTCACGGTCATGCGACCCTTTTTCTCTCCCGTATTTTTATCGTCCCAAGATTCCCAAACTGCGGTGCCTTGGATGATTACGCCCATTCCCTTTTTTAGAGAATCGCAAACATTCTCCGCGAGTTTATTCCAACACTTGATTGACCAAGGTGTGACATCTGTATTTTCCCAAGTCCCATCAGGTTTCTTTTGTGACTTAGAAGAAATGATTGTAAAAGTTGCCATTGCTTTACCGTTAGGAGTAAAGCGCAACTCAGGGTCATTGGCTAAGTTTCCTGCTATTGATATTGCTGTCATGCTATGTACCTCTCGTTAGTTATTGGTTTGGCGATTATGTTTAGTTTTTTTCTTAGATTGTCGCGTTCACTTGTAGATGTTCCACCCCAAATACCGACTACTCTGTAATGTAACGCATAGGTCAGACATTCTGTTTTCCAAAAGCATCCATTACAAATTTTCTTGGCTTGCTTGTTCTCCTCCGTTATCCCCTGACTGTCGGGAAAGAAAAATTCCGTCTCGATTCCCGAGCAACTCGCTCCCTCGAAATTCCATGGCATCAAAATCTTCATCAGGTTCCTCTCCAACAATTAGACGATTAGGGGAAGAGGCATCTAACTTAGCGACTACGCGCCCATTACGCCATACTTTTCCGCCAACAATTCCGTCATAAGCATTGGACTTAGGCTGTACTAGAGATTCACACTTTTCCCAAAAGGGACACCTCGCACAATAATTCAAGGCGGGTTGCGCTAAATCAAGATTGAATTGGTCGAAGAGCCAAGGGTCAGCATCTCGACATGGCGCTAACGCAGTAAATGAACCCATGTTGAAATTTTATCGCTTTATTTCTCAGAATCCTTGATTGTGTCTTTGCGTGTCGCCCAATCTCCATAGCGTTCACGAATCAATTTATCTAATAAATCTTTTCTCTCTTGTTCATTCATTGGTCGGTTTGTCTCTGAGTCCGACATCATCGTTATCCTCCCAAGTTCTAATCGCATGATGAACTAATCCAATATGACGCCAATCGGGATTTTGGTCATCAGCAAGAGTTAGCGTCCAGTAATCCTTGTCGCCTTCTCCCATCCATTCTGATACAAGAACCCATCCCGTACAGATTGCTGGTTCAATAAAAGCGACGCGCCCGATTTCGGCGAGCGCGTCGTCAATTACTGAAGGCTTTTTATGCTCTTCTTGATTTCCCATTCGGGCAGGTTAGTACCAAAAATTTCTTTCCCAAAAGCGCCACGCCGTACATGGATTTGAGTAGCGACTTTCGATATAAATGAGACCGCGTTCAATCTGTGTCTCTACGGATAGGTCAGGGTTGAGTCCTAATATCTGTGGAATACCGCCAGCATGAAGTTTTTCTCCATCTTGATAAACGGCTTTTTTGTTATAGGCATCGGGACGCCAGTTTGATTCTTTAGTCCACAGCGATAGTAGGCATTGCCATTGAGTAGGCGTATCCCATCCATATTCGTATAAGCGCTTCTTTGCGAACTCTTGAGCCGCTTCAGGGGTGCGCTCCACCAAGACCGCTTTGATTACTGGAGTTTCGTCAGCGTTTGCTTTTGGGTCAGGCGGGATATGGAATGGATTGAGAATGATAATTCCAACGATAAGAATGATTGCTGGAATTGGTTGTCGAACTTTTTCATAGAATCGCATATTCCTCCGATGTTCGGAGCGGACACTTTGTTACCGATGGCTTCGGTACTTTCATGTTGTCAGTATCGGACTGACCCCGCTTTTGAAAATAAGGTGTTTTGCGAACCTTAGTTTTAGGGTACAGCATCAAGATGAATGAGTGTCAAGGATATTGGGCGCTCGGTGGCGGAGCAATACAGTCACGCTAGAGAGAGGACGGACGCGCAACAGCGCTACAACGCCACCGAACTTAGGGTACCCGCGTAAAGGATACCGCACACATATCTGTGAAAGGTTGGAAAGTCAGATATGTGTGACGCCCCACGAACCTAAGAAGAGATTCGTGGAGCGCTTTGTTCAATCACCGACGGGTCTCATGTCCTCAACGGAAGAGAGTCGATGTCGGTGACTGAATTCTTAGTCCAACCTACTTCCAGCGTAAGCGCTGATTCCGTAACTTTCAAGAACCCTTGCGAACGCTCCAGCAAAAGCCTCTTTGCGAGTTATGCTCTGTCCGAATTCTCGAACCCAAATTTCATAACCGCCGTAATAACCTTTGCTTCCCGCATTGATGCTCTTTAGATAATTCACGAAGGCACCTCTCGCTGGAGAGATATTCACCCACGCAAACCCGCAAGCACCTTCAGCAACGAAATAGGTTTGCTTTTTGAAATCTATATCGTTACCAAGTGGGGTAGTTGGTTGCCCAACAATCATTGGAGTTGGGATTGCTTCATTGCCAGCCTTGATGCCAGCCTCGTAAGCCTCTTTGTAAATGCGAGCGCACTCACGCTTACCAAGAGTCTTTTTCTTTTCGACCACTTGAGTCATGTGTCCTCCTCTCAAAGACAAGACCAGTATATCAAACTATGGTTGGGAATTCAACTTAGCCCTAAGCGTGTCTGATTCCAAGGCGAGCGCCTTCTCACGCTCGGCTCTTTTTATAGCCCTTAGCGAGCCTTGAGAGACCCGTACAGGCTTTTTCCTGCGTAGCCATGATGGGAGTATCACTAGAACCACTTTCCGCTCTCTATTGACCCCACAATGCCAAAAGCAAGGAGGATAAATAGTGCGAAGGCGATTCCCTCGGCGTTGTCAGCCCATCGACGCCCCTTGGGGGTCAATCGAACTCCCTTCTTGAGAAGATAGTTTTCAATCATTCCCAGTTCTTCATTCATGATGCCCTCTCTTTCCTGATTGGTCGAACTAACCCATACGCTTCAAAGGAAGCATCTACCTCACATTGAAAGCAATACGGTTTACCTTTGACAAAGGTAATTCTGAATTCACTTCCGCAACTAAAGCACTTCATACAATCACCACCTCAAATTCGTTTCGTCCAGTAAACACGGCAAGAATTCTGCTCTTATTGATTCGCATTTCAAGCACCTTGCCATCTTTGCCAAAGCGTGTCGCAAACCATTCAGCCTTATCTCGCTTGAGCGTCCAAGAGATTCCGTTCTCATTCAATCCCTTTTGGCATCCGCGATAAATTGTGACTCTATCTGCGAGACTGTTGAGAGCCATCTGCTCATCCCAATCCATCAAATAGTTTCGGTGCGCTCTGTCTGACTTGAAAAACTTTTTCCATTGAGCAAGATGCGCCCAACCGTTCTCGGTGTCTGTCCATATCTGACCGAGCAAACTCCAATACTCTTTATCATCAAGCAACTGTTCTATTTGAGCGAAAGCCTCTAAGCGATATGGGCGCTCATGAAGCCAAACAAAAGATTTATAGTTTTTCTTTTCTAGCGCTTCTTTGACCAACTTCTTTTTTACTTCATATTGATAATTGGCTTGACCGCCTGAAAAGAATGGCACTTGATAAATCAATGGATGGCGCAACATGGCAAAAGAATCTTCTTCATAATATGGAAGAAGGTCAGGATGAAGTGGCTCATTCTGTCTCTGAATTGCCTCAAAAAGTTTTGCGTAATCTTTTGGGTCTACTGCGAAATCAGGTTTTGTCATTAGTCCCTCCTCTTCTTAGCCTTATTCTCCAGTATTTTCAACTGTTGGTCAAATGACACGCCATGCTTGTCAGCAAGTGCTTGGCAGATGATGTCCGCCTTCTCTTTGGCTTCGATTCTCTCTCGCTTTTGTCTCTCGATTGATTCTTCGTCGTGAGGTGTTCCGTCGTAATACTCGGTGACAATCTCTCGATTGACTTGCCATTGAAGATTGAACCATTCGCTAACTGCGGTGCGCTCGGTCTTGATAACTTCGGTGTACTTGCCCCTCTTGAAGTAAAGGAACTCACCGCTGGCTGTTGGAGCGTTTGCCTTTTCCTTGGCGATTCGTTCTGCCTTTTTCGCATCGCGCTCTTCTTTGGCTTTAGCCTTGGCAATCTTGTCAGCGGTAACGATTCGGCTTGGGCGATTCAAGACTTCTGCTGGAGCGCTTGGGTAACAAATCGTACAAGCGTCTTGACCAGCATCCTCGACGATTGTTTTCTCATCGTCGTTGCTGTACTGAACCAACCATTGATAACGGGTAGTTGGGAAGCAAGTCGAGCAATCCATCGAACTATGAACATGACCGTTGCTATTGATTACCAAGAACGCTCTTGTCCAAGGGTCTTGGTCGTAGATTTCGTCTAACTTACAAATCTCAAAATAAACCTCGCGGATTTTTCCTGCGATAACCTGAATCTTGTTTTCGTACTTTGCGATTTCTTCAATTCTGTTTGGATAATGCTTTTCATAAAACTGTTTTGTATCTTCAGCGCTCTCTAATTCATTTCGTAAATTCCAGCGCTTGTCATAAAGAGCAGATAGTTCGGTATCAATCTTGACCGCGAACTCTTTTGTGACTGCCATCTTGACTCCTCTCTTTTACAACCCCAGTTTAGCATGGATTGGCGAGAAGGTACAATTAGGGCTGTTTGAGTCTTTCGTGTCCTGCGTGACCCCGTTCAAAGGGTCTAAATTGCGCCTCATCCGAGTCCTGATTGTCTGTGTTTTTGTATTTTGGTGGACTTTGCTCCCTATGTCCGATTCGGCGAGCGCTGACGATACTTGGCAACAGGTCGTAAATGGCAATATCTCAGGAGAGTCAATTCAATTTGATTACCGAGGCGGTAGTGCCAATAATCGATTGAATGTAACCGATGGCTCGACTGTCACGGTTTCAATCAATAACACAATCGCAAACTGTATTGGTAGTTGTACTCCGATTGCTGATAACTGGAGCGTTTCAATCAATGGTCAAAATTTTAGTGGCAATACGATTGAGCAGACCAGCGTAAGCGCTGTTGTTTCGGGTCATGTAACAATTTCTGTATCGGGAATCGATAATGGATTTTGGGCTGGATGGTACGGACCAGTCTTTACTG